ATAATTATAAAATATTGACGAAATGGTGGCCAGCTGCTTCTAATTGGGCTGCTTCTATATCTAAAAAAATTTATGAATATCCTATTGAAAGACCAACAACATCTAGTCGTCCTTCTACCAAATATGGTAAACGACCAAGAACATCTAGACGACCATCTACTGCATTTGGTAAATCTATTATTTCATCTACTACAAAAAAAACTGCAAAACCAACATCATTGGACGAACTCGCAAAGCCAAAAAATCCTAGAAAAAAAATTACAAAAAAAACAACTGTACAATCTACTGCTCCAGCAATCAATAATTCAAATCTCAAAAATAAAAATAAAAAAAGAAAGAATAAAAAATAAAAAAAAAGGAAATTGATTTGTAATATATAAAAACAATTATGGGATTTGATATTTTAGGATTAAATGAAGAAAATTATTTCAGAAATACTAGTTGTTGGTGGATACCACTATGGGATATATGTTATGATGTAAGTAAAGATAGTGAATTTAACGAAGGTATTAATTTGAATGATTATAATGGCGGAACTGGTAACAATGGATATACAATAACAGAAGAAAAAGCAATAGAACTAAATGAATTATTGTTAGAGTGGATCAAGGATGAAGAAAAGGTAGCAAAGTTTATAAAAGAGTATCCTACTAAATATGGTTTAAAACCTGATATTTTTAATTTAGAAAATGTAAAAGATTTTGCTGATTTTTGTTTAAAATCTGGTGGTTTTGAAATACATTAAAAAAAAAATAAAAATAAAAATAAAAAATAAATTAGTTCATTATAATTAACAATATTGATTTAAATTGGATAAAATTTAATCTAATTTAAATTAAGATTATTTTTATATAAATATAAAAATTATGACAGGGTGTTGTAACAAAGAAAAAAGAATAAATTTACGTTATCCAAATAAAGATGAAACTAATTTGGATACTCGTGATGTATATATTATAAAAAAAAGAAGTATATGTAGTTCACTTTTTTGTGGTAAAACTTATGGTTTATACACAGAACATTATGAACATATTTATGAAATAATTCGTCAAATGAATATTGATACTTTCAAAAAAAGAATAATTATTGCTCGTTTTATTAATTTAATAAAAAGTATTAACTCACAAGTATGTACTGTATGTTATACATATAATTTTATGAAATTTTTTCAACAAACTGGTAGTATTATTATTCCATCCATATTATCCATTCAGGGTTCTACATATAATAATTCATCATTTCACACAAGCATGTACTGGGGAACATGGGGATTATCATTAACTATTGGATTGTTAACCAATTGGATACAATTATTTAAATTAGATAAAAAATTCATTTTATATAGTTCTATACAATCAAAACTTGAACAAGAATTTTGGTTATATATATCATTAACTGGAAGATATGGAAATCCAATTACTATAACAAAAAAAAATGGTTTAACAAAAATAAAAAAAAGTACACATAAAGACAAAATTGACGTATTTTTACAAAGAATAGAAGAATTATACAAAAAACTATCTGATGATGAAGAAGATATTTTACTAGAAGCTGTTACTAATGAAAATAAAGATGATTCTGATTCTGATTCTGATAGTGAAGATGATATTGAACACAAAACTATAGGAACTCAAATGACATTTATAAATGATGAAGTACCTGATAATATTCAGTCAGAAATTGAATTAAGTAAAATGAAAGAGGAAGTAATACTTACAGTTTCAGATAACATTAATGATGAAAATGATGAAAATAATGAAGAAAATAATGAAAAAGTAATTATTACAATAATTGATGCGGAAGATCAATTACCAATTGAAGAAGAAAAAAAAGATAATTAAATAATTAATTTAACAACTTTATACATAAATACTCCCATGTAAACAAAATTAGAATAAAAAATCAATGCCCATTTAGGAAGAAACATAAAATCTTCTTTCTCCCCAAATGATGCTAATCTTTTGAATTTATTTGGAAAATTTTTGTAAAGATATTCATGCGTTGAGGCACATATAAGTATTGGTATTGGAGTTAATATCATTAATAACATTACAGTATATTCTTCGTTCAAATATGCTAAATATAACAAAAATAGATGGACAATTATTAAATAATAAAATCTTTGATCATAAGTAAATTTTTCATAAATAACTGTAAAATGTATAAGAATTGTAATTAAAAAGAATAAAAACAAATAAATTAATATCTTTGTAGAACATTCTTTACCATTTAAAAATCCAGGTAAGTATTTTACAGGACAAATCTGCGTCATTTATATTGTACAATACTTATATTTTATTTTCATATTTAAGGGACTGATTTGTATATTTAATCCATTTAATTTATCTCTCTTTCAAAATCTGACTCAAAATCTGGGAAAAATGATGCTCTTGGAATTAATCTTTTAAATCTTTTTTCATATTCTGAAAGATTATCCCAATTTAAAACATGAGAATAATTTTTACGATATTTCTCATAATCTAATTGAGCAACATCCCAATTATCCCAAGAATAAGTAGTAATATATAAAGTTTCCACTTTAAAATGAAAAACAACTAATTCCCACATTTGTACTTCAAAGCCACAACAATCATCAAAACATACCCATTCATATGCAAATACAGAATCTTTTAATATATCTTTTGCTTGTCGTGTCAATGGTTGTGTATCAAATTTTTTAATAGCAAATTTAAGAATTATCTTCTGAATTTCATCTGGAATATTAATACTATTTAAAAAATTTTTATAATTATTAAGAGTTTTAAAAAAAGTCATGATTCTATCTATATATGGTAGTAAATAATCAATTTTAATACATTTAATATTAAAATTGATAAAGTTGATAGGTACATAAATAAATTATAAAACTATGGATTATAAAAAGATAACAGTAAAAGCTTTAAAAAAATTGTGTAAATTAAAAGAAATTATTGGATATTCTAGATTAAGAAAGAAAGAATTAATTAATTTACTTAAAAATTTTCCAAATATCCCAGATAAACATAAAAAGAAAAAAAAGAAAAAAACTAAAACTTTAACAATTGACCTAGATATTGATAAACCAGAAATAATTGAAATATTTTTTAATAAATATACTAAACCAGAAAATGATAAACTTAATAAATTAAGAGAGAAAATTATCGCAAAAATATTAAATGATTCACAATATTATGAAATATTTTTTAATACAGAATATTATTCAAAGTTCACAACATTAAGTACAGGTTTAAAAAGAGAAATTGCTAGATATACAAAAAAAGAATATAAATCTATTAATGTTGAAGTTAAAGCAGGTAGAAATTATAATTATGATTTTTTATTTAAATATCTTAATAAAGATGAAGAAACTGTTGATGAGATTAAAGTTGAATTTAAGTACGGAGTAACTACATTGAGTAAATATCCAGAAATATATTCAAAGTATACAAAGGGGGCAAGTATTTTTCATAAAAAGGATTATATTAAATTTTTTTATGAACAAAAATTAGATGAATATATTAATTGTTTCCCAGATGAAGTAGCAGAAGAATTAAAAAAACATAAACCAACAAATTTAACAGAATATAAAAAAATGATTAATAGTACTACTTATAAACATCCTTTTCACGAAAATATATATAATTATGATAAGAAAATGAATGATAAGAAAAGTTTAAAACATAAAAGATTTGCAAATGATACTATTAAAGATTTTTTGAATAGTATCACAAAAAATGATGTAAATTTTGAAAAATGGAGAGAAGAAATTATATCCAAACAAAAAGGTAAACATTTTTTATTATGTAAGGAAGGTATGTTAAGAACAGAAACTTTTACAAAAGAAATATTAATTACAAATAAATGGAAAATACAAAATGGAAATATGATAGTATTTGATTGTGAAGATCCACAATATCAATTAAAATGTTTATTAAGATGGAAAAATCATATTGGATGTGCGGGACCTGCTTGGCAGGTGAAACTTCACAAAATCAAATCTAAAAACCATAAATAGGTAACATATTTTGTATCTCAGTTGTATTCAGAGCATTATTACCAGAAAAAATATCAACAAATTTAGAAGTTTCCTTTTGTTCAAAACTTTTAATAATTTTATTTAATTTTTTCAATAATTCTTTTTTACTGAGATTACCATCTTCATAAAAAATACTTATAATATGATTTTCAAGTAAATATTGTTTATCTATATCTAATAAAGCATAATTTAATACATACTTAGAATTTCCATATCCACGAGAAATTATAATACGAGGACCCGTTAAACCAGTCCTTTTGATATATTGTTCCTTTTCTTTATTTCTTGGAAAATCTGTTAATTCAAACTCATTATTTTTAATATTTGAACTATATACCAAAATTGTTTCTTTTTCATCGTCAGTTAATATATCTTTTAATTGATTCCATACAGTATCTCCATTTTTAACTTTAAAACCTAATTCTGCTAAAGTAGTTGATTTTTTTATTATTTTTTCTAATTCTTTCTTTTTATCAGTAAAAATTTTACGACCTCCTAGTTCAATTATATAATCATTTGTTTTATCTTCCATTGTTTTATTTTGAATAATAAATGTTGATGTAGATTGTTGTGTATCTTTAAACTCATCTATATTATTAAAGTTTATAATTTTAACCAAATGATATTTATCCCATATCAATTTTCGTACTGACTCATAATAAGAACTATTCAGAAATGAATTTGGTAAAACAAATGCTAAAATACCATCTTTATTTAAACGTCTTAAACTATGAATAATAAACAAACAAAAAATATTAGGACGTCCAGTAATATATTCTTTATCTTTCTTCAAAATATCTTTCCTTTTTATTACAAAATAGGGAGGATTACCAAAAATTAAATCATATGTTTTAGATGAATCATATTCTAGAAAATCTTCATTATCAAATTTGACTTCATTTTTAGCATATTTTTTCATACTTACCTCATCAAAAATAGTTTTATTAAGTTCTACACAATCAATTGTCTTATTTTTCACTTTTTTCTCCAAATAATCTATAAATTCGCCTGAACCACAAGATGGTTCTAAAATATTATTAACCTTCAACTTATTTAATTTAACATATTTTAAAACAAAATCTACTGTCTTTTGTACTATATTTTGAGGAGTAAAGAAAATACCTTCATTTTTTTTTACTTTTAAAGATAATTCTTTTGTTAATTTTTCAGACAAATCCGAAAATGTCATATTCTCTTTATTATTATCAGATATATTTTGTTTTGTTAAATTTCCCCATTCTGTAAAAAATTGTTTGATTTTCAAAACTTGTTCGTTCTTCAACTCTTCGGAATACTTGACAGAAATCTGTAACGCCGGAAAATTTACACCTTCTGTGTTTTTAAATCTTAATCTGTATTCAGAATACCATCCTAGTTCTTCATGGTGAAAAACTAATGCTGTGCCTTTCTTGTTAAGTCCTTCCAAATATTTTATTGTCATAA